GTCACCTCCCCGTTAAAGAATATAAGCAGAATGAACAAGAACGGGAAGATCTCTGTGAGAACTGTTTTATAGCAGATACCTCAGAAGAAGATGACTATACTCTTATAGAGTCTGAATACATATAAATATTAAAAGGATTTGAATATACATAATGGCTAATATATCCGTCAGTTCAGATTCTAACTTATCAGATGTCGCATACTCAGCAGGAGATTCCTTAGACTTAGGAGGTTCTGCTACACTAACTATAAACGAATCAAGCCTAGATATATCACTTATCTACTGTAATAGTGCATTACAGAGATTGAAGTTTAGTAACAGTTCTACCACTGATATATATATCCTCAATATGACAGGAGATATATCAGCTACAGCAGGCACTATAGAGATGGACACAGGGTTTGTTACCTTATCCTCTCCTTACATTGTACCTGTAGATAGTAATGGAGATAGACCTTCACATATAGGCTTCTTCCTTAATAGTGGCGATCGTTACATAGAATGTGAATCACTATCTGATATGAATGCAGATGAAAGAGGTTTACACTTCTTATATAATAATATTACAGGTGTTATAACAGTAGGTAATGATGTAAATGGTAAGACACCAGTAGGTGATATACAGATACCTAACTTCTATGCAGAACTTAATAACAATGATGTATTTCTAGATACAGGATTTCTTGTAGGGGCCGGAGGTACAGTATTTAATACCCCTAAGTTCTCTACTGGTCATAGACTAATAACAGATGTAGGAGCTTATTGGGCCATTTGTAACCATAATGGTAACTACGTATCTACTAATCTACAGAAGAATGCTTTTGGTAACTTCTCTTTTATCCTTACAGGATCTAATAATAGAAAGATTACGCTAGGTGAGACTACTACTACAGATCATATTGTATATAGTATTGAAGCTATTCCTGTCTCAGAGAGAGTACTTAATGCCTACAGACCTCTAAATGGTATAGTGGAAGCTAGATACCTAACACAGCCAACCTCTAAACAATCCTTTGCTTTTACAAGTCTGTACAACAACGGCGGTAATGCTACTGTTATAGACTTAGGCGGTAATAAGAATGTATTTGAACTAGAAGGTGGCGTAGGTGGTCAAACTTACATTAAATATAGTACAGGCTATAGAAGAACAGATAATGGATTCTACGCAGGGATCAGCGTAAGAAACCCAGACGCAGAGGGAGATATAACAGGGTTTGAAAGAATAGGTTCAGAAGCTTGGCCTGATCAGGTTAGACACTTCGTATTAACTACTTCTGGTAAGGTTAACATAGGAAGTACTACTCAAGATATTGTATTCCCAACAGATGCAGAGTTCTACGAAATATTGAACTTAGGTGGGGATAGTGAAGGTTCTATCAATAGAGTCATAAACAATGGCACTAGTGTTAGGAGTACAAGAGATTATAATACTTTTGCTCAACGTGGTTGGACATTTAGTAATATTAAAATGCTCAATGATAATGATCATGGTAATCAGACACAGAATAATACAGATTTCCACTTTGTAAGTATGCTAGGTAATACTCCTAAATTTGGGGAAGGTGCTACTAACAGTGAGATTATCACTAACAGTGCTGGAGATCAAGGCAGTATATGGATGCACCCCTTTACAGTTACATCAGGGAACGTTACATTCAATGCTAGCAAAGTTTACTACTCACCTAATACGATAGTAGAGCAGCAGAGCAAGGTACTCTCAGGTGTTGGTATTGCTACAGCTATCAATGTACTAGGTAGCGTTACAAGTAACTTTACAATAGAATATAAAATATGGCAGATAGCAGAGACAGAGCCTAGTACGTATACATCTTTTACATTAGGTAATGTACAGGCATCTCAATCTACATATACAGACACTTCTAAGTGGTTCTTAAAGTACAGAATAACTAAGAACGCCTCTGCATTAGAATCTGGATATCTTAATGGTATAGAAATCCAGTGTCCATTTGATCCAGCATTTATATGGACAGAGCCAGCTCCAGTGTTACCTATTACAGCTCCTAATATCATAGATGGTACAAGAGTAGTTGTAATAAACTACACACGTTCTACTATATGGGAAGATATAATCATAACCCCTGCATTGATTGATAACAGTGTAGTATCAGGTGGTAGTGGTTATAGTACAGAGGTAAGGGTAGGCGGTAGTGAAGTTACACAACTTGGTGATACTATTCTTATTAAAGCCAATTGGCAATCAGGAACAGAAGCTAAATTACCATTAAGAATATTTGCTGTAATGACTGAAAGTGGTATTACAGTTATTGACTCTCAAGAAGATGATGAGATTCATAATAACATGATATTTGATGGTGTTGTTGGTCTAGATGGAAGTCTCGTAGATAGCTCAAATGGTGGTGAATTAACAGCTAATCTTACTGATGTAGAAGTTAACATCAATGATAATAATGATATATTCGATTGTCGTAGAGGTATTGCTTGGTGGCGTTGGGTTAACACTACAGAGCAGGGAGCATTAATATATGATGCACTAGGCTTAGTCTATAAACCAGATGAGTATAATATTGAGCTTAGAGGTCGATTAAAGATCAAGAACAGTAAAGCTGATTCTGAGTTAACTATTATAAATGGAATATGGTCACACTATCTAGGTGAATCTATCATTGCAGATGACTCTGCTACTATTATATGGGTTCCAAATGATAGACTATATAACGCTAATAACTCTCAAATAACTGATATTAAAGCTTTAGTAGATCAGTACTTAGATGCAACTATAAGCTCAAGATCTACACAAACCAGTGTTGATAATATCAGTGTTAGTATAGTAGATACAGATATACATGATGCTTTAGACACCTATCCTTCCAAAGATGGTTATAAGGCAGATATATCTAGTTTAGCTACTACTGCTAATATCGCAGCTTTAAATGATTTCAACCCTTCTACTGACATAGTAGCTAATGTAACCTTAGTGGATACAGTAACTACTAACACAGATATGAGAGGTACAGATGGTGCTTTATTAGATTCTGCTTATATAGAACCGGATAATACGTCTGTATCTCTTATACTAGAAGATACCAATGAGTTACAAGGGAATCAGGGAAATTGGCTCACAGCGGATGTGACGGGATTAGTAAGTATTCAATCTAAAATAGACGAGATACTAGCTAATCACAATAACCCTACTTATTACTTTGGCGCAGATGGAACTACTAGGGTTAAGCAAACAGAGGCATACCACCTATCTCTTAGAAGTCCTGATGGATTAACAGAGATAAAACGTATTACACCTTTAGATGCTAACAATAACCCTATTAAATTGATAGACCACACAGGCTATAATTAATTATGATACTACCTCCAGCGTTAAATAATGCTCAAGTGGGGCAAGTTAATAATTACTTTGAGCCTGTAGATTCTGTAGAGTTTAATGTAATAACAGAAGAAATTGTAGTAGAAGCTGCTGTCGATGACATAGAGATCACTTCTGAGACTATAGAAATAATAACAGAAGTTTTAGAAGATGATCTTATCGTAGAAGGAATAACAGAGAATGTCGAAACAAATAGTAGTTGTTAAGCAAAGCACTAAGTCATTCAAGTCTATATTAAAAATAGATGGCACACAAATTACAGATTTAACAGATTGGACTTGTCATATTCAATTAAGAAATAAGACAACCAAAGTAATCGCTGGAAGCGTAGACAGGGAAGTCACTACCAAGAATATAGCAGAAGATGCTTTCGTAATCACTCTCACAGAAGTTGAGACAGATATTGATAAAGGTGATTATGTATTAGGGGTAGAGTTTAGGAATACCACTACGAGCCAGAAGATAGAAGATCCAGATAATATAGTTTATATAGAAGTTAAAGAAGGATGGGTGTATGACTAATAAGAATAAAGGTCAATTCCAGAAAGGTACAAGCGGTAATCCTAAAGGTCGTGGTAAAGGTGTTCGTAATAAGGCCATGACTACCCCTCAAGTGGCACAATGGTTAGGTAAACGTTTAGAGTCTTATCTGCTTAAAGTAGAAGAGTTAGGCGAGAGTACTTTCCATCCTTATATCATTGTAGAGAACGCTGATACGGGAGAGTTTGAAACTAAACCTAACCCTTCATACGATCCTAAGATGAGTTTTACTTGTTATAAAGAACTTATTGCTGCTGCTAATCAGGCTAGACAAGAAGAAGCTAAGGATAAGCAAAGTAAGAAGAAACCTAGTAGTTCATCTAATACTCCTAAAGTAGAGGATCATACTAAACCTATATTAACAATGGTATAAATAAGTATTATGGAAATAAGACCACTACCTCACCAGAAGCAGTTCCTAGAGTGTAATGGGACAGCCCTTAAAGAAGCTATAAGGATAGTGTTCTTCGGAGGTGGAGCTGGAGGTGGTAAAACATGGGCTATTTTACTAGATAACTTATTAGGCGTCCATGATCCAGATTACTATAGTGTATTCTTTAGATCGACTAATAATGAATTAGAAACAAACCTATGGCCTGCTGCTAAGAAGATGTACCATGAGTTTCTTTTCAGAGATGTAGAGTGTAAACAGCCTATAGGTAAGGCTCATATCAATGAGCAGAATAAAGTCATAACATTTCCTTCGGGTGCTAAGTCAAAGTTTTCATACTTAGAATACGATAAACACGCCGATAGTTGGTATGGTGCGGAATTATGCAAAGTTTACATAGATGAATTACAAATGCACAGTGAATACGCTTTCACTGTACTAAGATCAAGAAATAGATCAATAGCTAAAGTTCCCAAAGGTATGAGATTCACACTGAATCCTGATCCTAATCATTGGATGTTTGAGTGGATAGAGCCTTTTCTTTTAACAGATGGTAGCGGTTTACCAAATACAGAATATGCAGGAAAGGTTAGGTACTTTATCATTATAGATGGCAAGTTGATATCCTCTTGGGATAAAGAAGAGTTAATAGATCTTCACGGTAAGAATCCTCAAACCTACACATATATCCCAGCTACATTAAAAGATAACACAGTTTTACAAGAACTAGATCCTGAGTATTATGATGTGCTAGATGCAATGCCTATAGAGAAACGTAATGCTTTATTACTAGGTGCATGGGTAGATTCAGCAGACTCAGGAGTGTATTGGAAAAGAGAGTGGTTAAAGCAAGCTCATATATTACCTCCCAATATAACTCAAACAATAAGAGCTTATGATTTAGCAGGTTCAATACCTACCCCTAATTATAGATCACCAGATTACACTGTTAGTATAAAAATGTCTAAGTGTAGCGAAGGTAACTACTACATGACAGGTGATTATGTACCATCCTTTACAGATGAAGGTACTAAGATATTAGGAAGAATGCGTAGAACTTACTCTGATAGAGATGAAATAATATTAGAACAAGCTCAATATGACGGTGCAGATATACACCTAGTTCTTCCAGAAGATACGGCAAGTGCGGGTAAAGAAGTGTTTGCATCTAAAGTAGAATATTTCTTAAAACATGGTTTTATAGTCAAGAAAGATGTAGCTGTATCTAATCATAAGAAACTAACTAAAGCTGAACCCTTCTTCCAAGCTTGTGGTATAGGTAAGGTATTTATACTTGAAAACACTTTCACGCCAGAAACGTTAGCTTGGTTGTATGCAGAGCTAGAGAGATTCACAGGTGAGAGATCAGGGAATAGTTCAACCTCTAAGGATGATGCAGTGGATATGTGTGCTACGGCTTACAACTACTTAGCCAGAACTAGGGCAGTAACACTTCCCAATTTCACTAAGATAAAATCAAAAACAATGGCTGCATCTTTACTATCAGGATTGTAGTTACTATTCAAATTAAATAAGAGAGAAAACACAATGTCAGTTAATGTAAAAGTTAATGAGAATAAAAGTAAAGTCACTATCCTCCAGAAAGGAGCAGGTAAACTAAAACAAGGTGATTTCTTTTATACCATACAAGAGTATATTAATAAAGGGTACGCCTTACCCTTAGAGCCTAATAATTGGGATCGACCATTACGTAACTTCCAAGGCATTGCCACAGGACGTGTTGTATTGTATGCAGAAGGTAAAGATCCTTCCCTAAACAAAGCTGAAAAAGTAGAGAAAGAAGTCGTAGAGGAAACTCCAGAACTTCCAGATGATAAGACTGTTACAGATACAGCGGAGAAAGAAGTAGTCACTCCTAAAGTAGAAGATAAGCCTCAAGCTAAGAAACCAAGTAAGGCTACTAAGAAATCCAAATAAGGGAATATAAATGTCAGACAATGTAGAAATAGAGAAGTCTGAATCTATAAATCCTAAGACGGGTATTTCTGGCTTACTTACAGAAGTAGGCCAACCATACATTATAGATGGTGTTCGCTACATCAAAGATCAGAAGAAAGAGGAGCTTAACTATCCTCGTGCTTTCTGTACTTTTAAAGAAATGTATAACACTGAACCAGCAATCAGAGTATCAGTTGATTATACAAATAACCTTAGACTAGATGCATTAGATAAAGGGTCATTTAAGAGTAAAGGTTCTAAAGTCAGCGATGCAGCAGCTAAGTTCCTTAATTATGCCATCAGAAATATGAGCTTTGGCACATGGCGTGAAGCTATGTCATCAGGCAATACTGATCTGATATATGGATTCTCGCTTTTAAACGTAGTGTTAGAGAGAAGAGATTATGGTAAGTATAAAGGTTCAGTAGTTATTAAGAAACTAGCACCTAGAACACAATCTAGTGTATATGGTTGGGTATTTGATAAGAATAATAGAGACCTAAAAGGCGTAGTACAGAAGCCTCTTAAAATTAAAAGTAGAGAGACTACGAAAGCTGATTTTGTTAATTCTGGTATATCTTATAGTGATATTGACTTTAGTAATAACATACACAAAGCTACTAAGTACACTTATATAGACTCATCTAGGTTATTACATTTCAGGTTTAATCCTGTAGATGGTAATCCTCAAGGTAGTTCTCCTTTAGTACCGTGTTGGAGTCCTTATGCTGAAAAGAAACTTATCGAGAAGTATGAGATAAGAGGTATATCAAAGGATTTATCAGGCAGTGCAGTAGTATCAGCCCCAGCAGATATTATTAATAAAGGTCAGAAACCAGATGAGTTTCCAGATGAAGCCGCTGCATTAGATGCTTTAGTTGAAAATGCCATTAATATGCAATCTGGCGAGAGTCCTGTAATACTGTTAGCTAGTGACGTAGACGAGACCACTAAAATTAGAGCATTTGATATATCCTTTAAGGGTATAGATGGTGGTGGTAAGCAGTATAAAACATCAGAAGTCATAGATCAGAAGCGCAAGGATATCCATAACATATTTGGTACAGCATTCTTATTATTAGGTCAAAATGGACATGGTTCTAATGCAATGTCTTCTAACCAAATGTCTACATTTGATTACTACGTCAATAATGCAGTAGCTTGGACAGTAGATGTTATTGACACTAAGTTAACTCCTATGTTGTTAGCTAAGAATGGTATTGAGCTGGATTGGGAAGATATGCCTTTCTTTGAAGCTGCTGATCCATCTAAGCCAGATCTTGAAGTATTATCTAAAGCTATGCAAAGATTGCTCTCAGGTGGTGGTATGACTATAGAAGCTCTTACAGAGTTCTATGAGATGTGCGGTCTTACTACAGAAGGATTAGAAACTTTAGATCTACAAGCAGCTATAGGCAAAGGATCTGGAGGAACTTCTGGTAATGGTAACTCTCAAGCAGAAGGAGCTAATAGTGATAACAATAATGAAAATGCATCTTAGGAGAACACTTAAAAGTGAAACTTAAATTAGATCAATTTTCTTCTAAGTTTTGTAGTAATACTAAAATAGAGAAGAATACAAACAACGATAAGATTAGTCATATACGTGATGAGATTAGTTACTTATTTGAGATTAATGGTATCAAAGAATATGCCTACTATCAAGACCATGATGATGACTATATCTATTTTGATATCTGGTCAGGTGTAGATCAAAACTATACGTTTTGGAAGGTAAGTTATTCTTACAACGGTACTAAGGTTTCTATTCCAGAAGTAGAGGCTACTCAAGTTGTAAGAACTACTGAATGGAAAGACCTAGTAGAAGATATTCCAGTAGATAAAGCATCAATTATTGATCTCATTGAGAAGACTGTAAAGGGTATCTTTAAGAAAGAAATGCCTATTATTAAACAGTTTAATGATGAAGAGATGATATCTGTTGAGCCACTATTCTCTATCGTAGGTGTTACAGATGCTCATGGAGATGCAGCCACAGCAGAAGCCACTAACCAGTTAATCCAAGAGTTTAATAAAGCTGTTGATGAAGGTTATATGCAAGCTGGTTTATTTCATAAGCACTTAACTAAATCTTATTACTACAAGAAGGCTTGGATGGTAGAAGAAGATGCTATGTATGGTGATAGTTTAGTGAAAGCAGGTACTCCTCTTGTAGAGTTACAGTTTACTAATGATAAGGCATGGGAGCTTAAAAAGGCTAACAAATTTATGCCACCATCTATAGGAGCGCAAGGCAGCGTAGAGGAAATTTAATAATGACTGATACTAAAAGAATTATACATTCAATATGGTTTGATAAGGATACAGCGGAGTGTAGTTTAACTTCTGAATCCCAAGGTGGCCCCGCATCTCAAATGGAAACTGTCTTACTAAAAGCCAACTCACCCTTGGAATCTGATCTGTCAGATCAAGAAAGAGAATACCTATCTTATATAGGTGAAGAATTTACTCCGCTGCAAAAGCAAAAGAGTAATAATAACTCCCTCTCCTCTGTCAAGAGTGATGCAGGGGAAGAGCAAGAAAACTTGACTAAAGGAAACAAAATGTCAGATCAAAACGTGGTAGAACAAGAAGCCATCAACAAAGCGCGAGATGCAAAGATCGCTAAACTAGAAAAAGCACTAATGCAGAAAGAGATTGAGAAGTATAATCTTGATAATTCAGAAGCAGTAGTCTCAGCTCTTGTAGAACTTGAAGATGAGAAGTCACAAGAATTGATTAAAGCCTTTGCAGCTATTGAGAAAACAGCAGAAGTAGCTATCACCGAGAGTAAAGAAACTCCTCTTGATAAAGCATTTGAAGAAGCTGGTGAAGATGGAGAAGCAGAAGTTGAAGTAGAGAAATCTTTAGCGGAACGCATTGAAGAAAAACGAATTGAAAAAGCGAAAGCTATGGAGACTAAATAATGACTGTAACTTCAACAGCACGTCCTATTTTATCTGACTACCTAAAAGGTTGTTCTGATTTCTCATCTGCTAACAAAGTACGTTATAACTTCGCTACAGTAGATGTAGGTGGTACTGGTTCAGTAGGTAATATTGGTATCCCTCTTATTTGGGTGAATGCTAACTCACAGTTTGAGGTATATGTTTCTCAAGATATTGCAGCAGCTATTACAACAGGCAACTCTCCTTTACCAGATGGTTCTGTAATTGCAGTAGCAGTGGGTGACTATTCAGGTTTGGGTGCTAATTATGAAGATACTAACTTAGCAGCAGCAGATGCTAAAATGACTGTACTCTTCCGTGGAGATGCAGCAGGTGTAGATTCAGGTTTTGTATGGGGTTCTGCAAATGGTGCAGCACAAACTGCGTTTAAAGCTCAACTAGAAGCTCAACGTATTACTACCATTGATAATGCAACAGTAGTAGCCCCTACTTATAACTAATAAAGGATTATAGATAATTATGACAATTCAATCTCTTGATAAAGCAGTACGTTCTGGTACTAACTCTTTTGAGTTTATCGACGTTACTAGCCCAACTCAACGTCAATCCTATGCAGAAGTAGGTTTACTAACTGCCATGTTAGGTGGTGGTCAAGTAGCCAATTTCTATAATACAGATGATAAATTTGTATATGATGATATGGTATCTACCATTCAATTACCTACAGGTAAAGCATCGGATGGTTATGGTAATGACTTACAGAAAGATAAACCTCGTGAGTTAATGTTCCGTGGCGGTTCTTATGGCTTCCGTTGGAATGTTTCACCACATGATGTTAAATCTAAACGTAAGTTTGGTAGTAACGAGAAGATGACTGTAGAAGATCATGTAGTTGCTCTTTCTGAGAAAGCTGATAAAGCTTGGGCATTATTTACTGAACTATCTTATGCACAGTTACTAACCACTGATACTAACTATGTAGCGGGTGGCCCAGCTAAAGTATATGATTACCACAATACTATCGAAGGTTCTAGTCGCCCAGCAGCAGCTTTCATGGATTTAGATAATACAACAGATGTTTGGTTAGCAGAGCAAGCTCAGTTAGATAAACTTCAAGAAGCCTGTGAGAAGAATGGTGTAAGTTATACAACTCCTGTCTTTATCTGCGGATCTAGTTACTTCGATAAGCGTTATACCTTGGAAGTTAATGAAGGTATTGCTCGTGAAATTCGAGGCCCATTAGACTTAGCATCTATGGCTATCCCTCGTGATAGTTTTGGTGTTGAAGGTGGTATCTTCCGTAGACGTTACTTTGAATCAGAGCGTACAGGTGCAGTATTTATCCGTTCATCTGAGAGTATCTTATCAGGTACACCTCTAATCCCTGCTGATAAGGCTTACTTAGTTCCTGTAGGTACAAGTGAAATGTTCGCAAGAGCGTTTGCACCTAAGACTGATATGCGTTATGTAAACACTACCGCATTAGAGCGTTATGTAGGTGTTGAAGAGCATAATGAGCGCGGCATTACAGTACAAGAAGAACAGAATGTATTGTATCTTAACCGTAAACCAGCTTGTATTATTGCTTTAGACGAAGCAGCAAGCTAAGACTAAATTGGGGCAAGGATGCCCCTCTTTTTATTAATAGTTCTTATTAAAGAGTTATTAATAAAAAGACTAATATAGAGAATTACAATGCCAACTATTAATCAATCAGAAATGTTAGGAGATTTGAAATCTCACCTACCCCTCTCTGGTAATAGTTTAACAGATACAGAGATGTCTAATGTAATCTCTAATGTTATAACTAATCAGATACCCGAAGATGATGAATTATATTACTCAGAAGCTCTCTGTAAGAGTTTACAGGTTGTAGGAGTAATGAATAACTCACGTCACGCAGTAGACGGTGCAGGTCTTATAAGAGAGCAGGTGGGTAAGGTTACTTACCAGTACTCAGAAGACCATCAGAAGAATCTATGGAAAGAGTTCTTAAAGACATTACCAGACTTATGCCCATACTTACCTAAAGGCGGTTACAAGATACCTACCACACTAGGTATCATAATTAAGACAGGTAATCTTATTAAGATAACTGATTGTGAAGTAGATACTAAAGACCCTTTAATACTATAGGAGATAATCTTGATTAGAAGAATAGTTAAAGATAAAGATGGAAACGTTATAGAGGATATCAAACTAGATACTCCTAAGAAGGAGATAGATGATAAAAGCCAAAGTAATACGAAAGAAAGGAAAGATAGAAAAACTATTAAAAAACTTAAATAGTTTATCAGCTAATAACTTACAAATAGGTCATTTTGAAGATGGTAAGAATCATGGCGATTCAGATATTACCAATGTAGAACTTCTTCAATTGTGGGCTGCTGGTGCTACATCCTCTGGTGTTATTAAGAACCCTTTGGCTAATTTCACATTCACACAAATGCGTAATAAAGGTTTCCTAAAGAATCCTAAAATTAAGCTTGTGTATAAGAAGTGGTCTAAGAACTTACTAAGAGAAGGTGCATCCGAAGAGTTTCTAATGGATATGGGTGAAGTTCTCAGGGAAGAGTATTCTGAGGTATTTGGTAAGGCAGGTTTATTCATGCCTATTACAGAAGCTACCTCAACTCCTTTGTTAGATACAGGTGAGTTAAAGAGTAAGGCTGCATATAAAAGCTCTTACAATAATCAAGTTAAAGAGATAGGTTCTATATGAGCAGAATAATGAAAACAAAGCTCACTATAGAGCGACATAAAGGGGGAGAACGGGATGCTAACAATATATACTACGATTTCCCCCCTGAGTATATAGAGGCAGAGTTTAGCATACAACCTTTCCAAAAAGGAAGTGAAATGCTAGTTCTTCCAGATGGTATTAGATCCTCAGATGCTTATGTATTGTATGGTACTACACCTATTAAGGAAGCAGACAGTGATGCCACTCCTAAAACTAAAGCAGATAAGGTGACTATAGAGGGTAAGAGCTATGTTGCTCACAATGTAGCTAACTGGTCATTCCACGGTAGTAGATCAGATCATTATGAATCAGTCTTCATTAAAGAAGAGAAGTTATCTTAAAGGAGTTCCTAAATGGCATTAGACATAAGCGGCATTAGAAACGAATTTGTAAGAGTAGCCTCTAACTTCGTAGGAGATGAACTTAGCACTATTAGTAGAGCAGGTCAACAAGTACCTTCTATTATATTTGAGAGAGATGCAGAT